AATTTTCTTGTAATTTAATAATAATGCAATTAATATTCCTTCAAGACATAATTAGAGGAGATGTTATGAACTTTTACGAACTTATAATATACACACTTGGCATATCCATGTTTTGGATTTTCTTTTGGTTTATTCTGGTGATATCATGAAGAAGCTACTTGATTATGAAGAATTAATGATTGTTCGCAGGTGGCATTTATTGAACCATGAATGTTCTGAAGTACATCACAACCTTGAAGCCAAGAAGGATAATCCAGATCTAAAAAAACTTAGAAAACTAAAAAGAGAAATGAACTCTCATCGTATTCAAATGGCTAAAGTTGATATAGCTATCAAGTCTAGGCATCAGCAAACTAGAATTGGAGAAGATGGATTTAGGATTTTAAACTCTTAAATGCATCAGCTAGGTCATCCAGACTTAATCTAAATATCTCAGCCGAGGCTTTTACGTTTCGGCTGTTTTTTATTGCCCACTCTTTAGCTGATAGATTGAAACAAATAACATCCTGTACACAATCAAAACTTCTACTACCCATCAATCTTTTTATCTTATTATAATCTGCAAAGGCCTCAGAACTGAGATTAAACGTGTCTGCATAGGTCTTATCCATTCTTTCCTTACTAAAACTCATGGTAACCTTTTGCACCCTTCCTGCCCTTTTAAACAAGGATAAAAATCTAATGGCAGTCTGGTGTTGATCATAATTGATAATATCCTTCTTGTAGTAGGTATCAATCCACAATTGATCGGTAACATATAATCTTTTCTCACCTGCTCTATTCGTCTGCTTCTCAATTACTTCATGCTTCTTTAGAAACTCAGGTGTTGGTAACACTCTTTCCGTCTGAATATTATATTTTTTCTTTTTCTTTTTCATCCAAATAAATCAAATTGATTATCATCCTTAATTTTTATAACTTCTTTGCCAGAGTTTATTGCTTCAACTTCCTTCATCATCTGGTCATATTTAATTCTGTTTACTTTCTTTAATTCCTGCATAAGTTCTTCGTAGGCCTTATCGACCTGCTTTTGTTGTTCTGGTGTAAGTCCGTTATCATAAATCATTTGATTAAAAAATACTCTTGTAAGCCTCTGGTTGTCAATGGTTTGCCATCTACAGTATAAATTTCAGTTGTTCCATTCCTCATGGCATCTCTAAATGCTTCCCTGATCTTATCCCAGTCTTCACCAATTAATCTGTTATCAGTCTTGCTTTTCCTGTAGATCCTATCAATCCAGTCTTCAATCATATCTTTGCCCTGCTGAGATAATTCTTTTGTTGGCCTACTTTTCTTAGCAATCGACTTCGCACTAGCCATCAAATATTCTGAAAGATTATATTTTTTATTTTCGGTACAATGTTTGAATACCTGACATAATTCCTCACAGGCATCATCCATATTATCTTTTCTATCATTACTAGCTACATTGATCAGCTTGGATAAAAATGGTCTTGAATTTTTTATGGCTGTCTTCTGTTTTTCAAACCAAGGCAAATAAAATTTCCATAATTTATCTCTTGCATTTAAATAGGCGGTATCGCCTTTATCTACTTTATAGTTATTAGATGTATTAGTAGATAAAGTAATATCATCTGATATATTATATATTATATCTTCGTGTGACGTTTCCGTCACATCCATTTTTGGGAGTGACGTTTGCGACACATACTTCTCAAGCATAGGCAGTCGATATTTATTCACCTTATTTGGCTCTTTAACTATCTCAATTAATCCTTGCGAAGCCAGACTTTGAATGTGCCTGTTTACATTTTCCCTTCTGATCTGACATTGTTTACCAAGCCTATCCTGAGAAGGGTAAGCGAATTTGGATACGTCATTATAATGATTGCAGATTCTAAGTAATATTTGCCATTCCATAGGACTGGGTAAAGACAACTCGATGCACCATGCAACCGCCCTCAAACTCATAGACTTCGCCCTGCAATAAGTTCTAAGGCATCATCGTAATCCATAACCATCAAGGCCTTGTTGTTGTCTGACTTGATAATCAATGCATCATGACCATCAATCCACTTGTATATTTCCTTGAAGCCACTTGCCCTGCATTTAACTTCAACGTGCCACTTCTCACCGCCTGTTTTATTTAAGATCAAATCGCCCTTCATAACATCTGTAGCACCACTTAATGGAACTCGGTAACACTCGATATCATCATGAAGTAAGGCCTGTTTTCTGAGGTTGTTTTCAGTCCTGTATCCTTTATCTCTCGATGCTTTTCCCATGTATCCAATCCTCTAATGCAACTTGACCATTTGACCATTTATAAATCTCTATCATATGCTTACCAGAGGGCAAACCTTTTTGATAGAGCCACTTATTAACCGATGATTGATTTACACCCAACAGTCGTGCTAATTCGACCTGCCTAATGCCTTTTTCAACCATATATGCACTTAATTTCATGTAAATTTATCCCCTTTATTCGTTTAAGGCATATATTAATATGAAAAATAAAATTTAATCAACTGAAAAAAAATTTGATTAATTATGCCTTGTAGTATAATCTGGTGAAAATTATTGAGGAGATTGTATGAAAGAATACTTTGAAAAATTTCAGCTTTCTGAGAAAAACCTAGCTGAACGTAAGCTAAAAGTCACAGGTACAGACATCTGTATTTTAGCTGATGGTGATCCTGAAAAAGTTTTTAAACTCTATAAAGAAAAAACTAATCAGCTACCGCCAGATGATTTGACGAAGGTATGGCCTGTCATTATGGGGCATATTACAGAGACTGCCAATTTAGAATGGCAGGAAATGGAAAATAACTTTCTTATCAGGCATAGACAGCAAGTCATTGATGGTGAAAAAGTTACAGACGAAGAAGAAAAAAAATATAATTTTATGAGATGTACAATTGATGGTGCTATTGAGCCTTATAAGGGTGCAGTTGCAGTCATCGATGCCAAGTTTACTTTTGGTCGGCCTAGAAAAGATGAGGAATACAAAGATGTTATTCCAAGGTTAATGAAATACTATTCACCGCAATTGCATTGGAATGCTTTTTTATTGGAGAATTATTTAAAAAGACCAGTTAAGTATGGCTTGTTATCTTTTATAAAAGCAGGTGATAAACCATTACTTGAAGAGATGAAGATAGATAAAGATTACCAAAAAGAATTAATTGAAGTTGGTAACTATTTTCATAATTGTGTAGTTCATGGTTTTGATCCAGTCGATTTACCTTCAATACAGGACTTTGTGCCAGAAGGTGACCTGATTCCAATAAGTATGGAGCAGGATGAAAAGTGGAAGCAGTTTGCTAATCAAATTATTCAAACTGATGGAGCAAATAGAATATATAAAGAGGCCTGTGATGGTCTTAAAAAACTAGTGCCTGACAATGCAAAAGAATGTTTTGGTCATGGTGTTAAAATTAAAGTACAAAAAAATGGAAGTAAAAGGGTAGAAATATGGAAAAAATAGGAAACATTACGACTAAATTGGTTGGTGGATTAGGCAACGATCCATCACCTCAAATCGGCTTTTATGAGGCCAAACAAAGATGGATTAAGGAAGCCAAAAGGTATTTGTTAAAGACTGAAAAAAATTCTTTTTTAAAGGGTGCAACATATGCAAAACTTCCTCATGTTCAAAGGTGTATTGATAATTCAATTAAGTTTGATTTAGTTTTACAGAGCAATATAGATTTTATTGAAATGAATGGTGAACTTAAATCAATTTTTATTGCTAAGTTAGTTCATATACCGACAGGCCAAACTGAAGTATCTAGAGTACCAATATTACTAGCCAAAAATGATCCACAGGCTTTTTCTTCAGCTATGACTTATTATCGTAGGATAGTAGGTGCAACTATGCTTGATGTTGTTACAGTTGATATGGAAATGGAAAAAGATTTCGCTGAGTATCTATTCGATGACGATGACGATGCTAACGAAGCCTCAAATAAAGAAGACACTAGTAAAAAAACTAAGTCTTCTAAGTCTGGGTCTTCCAATCTCCTCAATAAAGATGGAGACCCAGATCCTTTATCTTTTGATGAACTAAAAGAGGAAATTAATAATTCTGATTTAGATCAATTGCAAAAACTTTGGACTAAACATAAGCCAGAGGATGATAAAGTAATTCAACTATTTAGTGACAGAAAAAAAGCATTAACTGAAAGGAAGTAAAATGGAAGAAAAAAAATTAATCAAATATGGTACAGATGATTTTACTGTATCCATAAATAAAAATGAAAAGACTGAGGACTGGCATTGTGACTGGAATTGCAAAATTGTTCTTGGTGATGGAAAAATTTTATGGGCAAACCTGTACAACAAAAATGACAATTGGATTGCAGGTAAAATAAAAGCCGATGAAGTTAAACCTGTTGAAAAAAAAGAAGAAGTTAAAAAGATTGTAGACGATGAAATCCCTTTCTAGAACTTTCTTTTTAAAGAAGGCAGGATCACTTATTACAGGTGATCGGCAAAAGGCTTATGGTGATGCCGAAATAAACTTCGGCAGGACTGCTAAGTTCTGGCAAACATATTTAGAGGGTAGAGACTTAGAAAAAGACCCTCTAAAGCCTCATGACGTAGCTATATTAAATCAGCTACAAAAAATTTCTAGGATTGCAAACGATTATAAAAAAGTTGATAATTGGATAGATTTAATAGGGTTTTCTGCCCTTGGCGGTGAACTGGCTTGTAAGGTGAGGAAATATGTTAGAAAAAATGTGTTTAAGATGCAAAGTGAAGATGAACCCAATGGCTGAACAGAATCAATTTCGATGTCCAGTTTGTTATACAGTTTCTGAATTAGACCCAGAGGAATATAAATTTGAAGATGATCCGAGGGCATTGAAGGAAAAAGATTATGGCAGGTACATTCGTAAAAGTACCGATGTATTAAAAAAAACGGAGATAGATTAACTATGTCACACTTAAAAATATCAAATCATGAAATAGAATTATTTATTAGAAGTATGAAAACATACCAAGATAAATTAAAAAAAGACCATCCGCATTCCGATAATTATATTTATACCCACCCAGTATCAAAAGAAAAAAGGTATGTTGAGAATACAATTGGCAAAATGAAAAATGAATTGAAGGTTAGGGCAATGAGGCCTCATAGAGTGACCGCCTGATGTTTAAAGCAATAGGGTTAATTTGTTCTGCTTGGATAGTAAATGGTGAGCCTAAACAGTCTTGTTATACTCATAAATTTAGGTGGGAGTTTGAAACTAAAAGAGAATGCCAGATCAGATTTTTACATTATAGAACTAAAGAAAAACCAATCTGGCAAAATATTGTTTTAGGCGAATGTTTTAAAGATAAATAAATTATGAGTTTCAAATTACCAAACGAAAATGTACAGATTAGTTTTAGTGGTGGTCGAACAAGTGGGTATATGCTGTATAAAATACTTGAAGCTAACAATGGCTTACCATCTACTGCTAAAGTAATATTTACAAATACTGGTCGAGAAGTTGAACAAACTTTAGATTTTGTTCAGGAGTGTAGTAATAGATGGAATGTTAATATTATTTGGTTGGAATATGACATTGTTGGTGGAAAAGTCACTTACAAACAAATAAATCATAATTCAGCTAGTCGTAATGGCGAACCATTTGAAAAACTAATTGAATACAAAAAAATATTGCCAAACGTATTGATAAGATTTTGCACAGTTGAATTAAAAATAAAAACAGCCAAAAGATATTTAAGGAATCCGTTAGATGTTGGTTGGAGTTCTTGGAAAAATGCAGTTGGTATTAGATATGACGAGCAAGATAGATTGGCTAGACCACAAAAAAAAGATGTTTTTACAAGATGGTTTCCGTTAGCAGAAAATAAAATTACTTCACAAATAATTGACGATTTTTGGAAAAAACAAACTTTTAAGTTAAATTTACCAGTTGTTAGAAATAAGACCATGTATGGAAATTGTGATGGTTGTTTTTTGAAATCAGAAGACCAGTTGGCTATGTTATGTAAAGAATTTCCTGAGAAGTTTGAATGGTGGTTAAATTTAGAAAATAAACATAAACATCGTGGTAACTATGGTTTTTTTAATAAAACAAAAAAATTACAAAATTTAAAAAATAATGTAGATAGTCAACAAGATTGGGTATTTGATCAACAAGGATATTTTTGCCAAGCAGATGATGGAGAATGTACAATATAAAAAAAGATAATTCTTTACCTCAACTTTCTATACAATTCATCGGCCTCAGATGAACTTCTAGCCTGTTCAAGATCAACTAATGTGTAATTAGTCTCGGCAGTATTTGATAG